GGGTCCGGTCGCCGTCTCCAACTTTCCGGCGGTTCAGACGATCACTGGTTCGGTCGGCCTGACCGCGGGTGTCACTGGCACCGTTGGGCTTAGCGGTCCGATCACCGGTAACGTCGGCATCACCGCGCCGGTGACCGTCAATCAGGGAGGCAGTCCGTGGGGAGTCACGGACCAGTCCGGTTCGGTCGTGGGTCTCTTGGTGGGAGGTGTGCCGCTAAGCAGTCTCAACCCCGTCCCCATTTCGGGTTCAGTTACTACATTTCCGGGAACATATGGCACCGACAAACTCACGAGCCTGACGGCCTCGCTCACCTCGAGCATCGTGCTGTACGCCAACACGAGTCGAAAGGGAGCCTCCATCTTCAATAATACCCAGGGCCCCGTCTACATAGCGTTCAGTGGTAGCGTATCAACGTCTCTGTTCAAGTACCGTCTTCCGTCCCTGTGGACGCTCGAGTTCCCGGCGCCGATCTATACCGGAGCCGTGACGGCGATCTGGTCCGGTTCGATTCCTTCGGGCCAGCTGAACATCTCCGAGGAGACCTCGTAAGATGTCCGTCTACGGTCCACAGCAGCTGGTCCAGACGGCGTTTGCTGAGATCTCGGCGAACCAGACCACGACGTCCACTACATTCGCCGATTTTTTGACGATCACGTTGGTCACGGGCGGCAACTCGACTCTTCTTGTGTATTTTGACGCGTCATTTTCCAGCTCAAGCGACAATGACGGCGGAAAGTTTCAGATCGTCATTGATGGAACGGCGTATCGTGGAACGGCCTCTGGCGGCGCGAAGTCTTCGAACGGTGACATGCAGGCCTGCTCACTATCATACAGGTCGGCGCAGCTCGCTCCCGGTTCGCATACCGTCAAGATCCAGTGGGCGTCGATCAACGGCGCGACCCTGACGATCAATCCGGTGACGACGATTCTTTCCCACGCCTCTCTTCTCGTTGAGGAGGTGACAGTCTAAAAATGTCAGACACGGTGTACGTACTTTCTCAACAGAGCGACTTCTCAGGGAGCCACCTCTGCAACTCTGATCGGTTCTCTTATGAGATCAGGTCGAGCTCGATCGCGTCCGCGCTGGATTATATCACGACGACGGGCGACGCGGTCGACGTGTATTTCAAGGAGCCACTTTCTTCCCAAGATTTCTATACGTTCTCCTGCTTGGCTGTGAGTCACAGTGGCATGCCGATGCCATCGCCAGTCGAACCGGTTACTCTCTCCAGCGGGTCCGCTCCCATACCTTCTGCCAAGGATGGTCGGCCGATCTATAAGTTTTCGATCACGAATCGGACGACGAATTACAAGCTCCGGGCGATCAGCTTCTACACGGCGCAGTCCGGCAGTGTACACAACCTTGATCCGAACGGGAACGATTACGGCGACGTGACGATGAAGATGTACGACGTCACGGGGAGTCTGGTGACTACGGGCTCATTGGCTGCCAAGACCGTCATCGATTTCGAGCCGACGTACAGCTATGAGATCCTGTCAGGGTTCATCGACGTTCCGAGCGTGCTCGCCGGCGGAACTACCGACCAGTGGTTCCTGACTGCAGTCGCGGTCCCCGACTATCCGCCCGCATACGGCGGCAGTATCGACTACGTGAGCCAGGTGAACCTGGAGGCGATCGCGGCGAACTTCAACCGTCTCGTCGCCGACGGCCGGGCGGTCTCATTCATGGCGAACCAGGCGGCCTCGGGCGCCCCGCATACGAACAAGCTACGTTTCATCTTCTATCATCCTCTGGGAGCCGTCGCGCGCTTTCAGATCTACGTGGAGCACTTCGTATGATCGGGATCGGATTTAGCACGAAGAAGAAGAACCTGCTGAGCAGGATCATCCGGGCCGCGACCGACTCGGAGTTCAGCCACACGTGGCCCGTGTACGACCACCCGCTCTACGGCACCCGCATCGTCGTCGACGCCGACATCAAGGGGGTCTTCGAAGCGAAGGCTGACGAGTATGTCAAGACCGTCGACGATGTCGTAGTGCTCTGCCCTCCCGAGGGGGTAGACATCTCGGCCGGCATGCCGGCCCTTTCGGAGGAGCTCGCACGGCCGTATGGTGTCCTGAACCTCATCGGACACGGGATCGTGCTCCTCCTGCGCCGCTTCGGCAAGAGGATCCGGAACCCGTTCAGTAGCTGGAAGAAGCCAGCCTGTGTCGAGGTCTCGTACACCCTGCTTCAGGCCGCGGGACTCCTCACCGACATTGACCCGGAGGAGGAGACGCCGCAAAGCCTGCACGACCGCTTGGTCAAGCTGGGCTGGCGAGCTACTTAGACAATAGGCGATGACGTGGATTGCGGACGCATATAAGACTACCGATCCGCTTGCGAGTGACATCGGTCTTGTCGTCCGGCCCATCATGGGCACGGGCAGCATCCCTCTGCCCGTTGCAATCGTCTCCGGCGGTCTCACCTTCTCCGGTTCTCTTCAGCTTTCCGCGAGCTCGGATCCCACAAGGCCCGGTACTGTCACGGTCTTTCCGGTCACGGCGAGCCAGAGCTCCTGCGTCCTGCTCTACGCCAACACCGACCGGCGGCAGGCGAGCTTCTTCAACAACGGAGAAACGCTCTTCTATCTGAAGTGGGGCGACGCCTGTTCGAGCTCGAGCTTCACGACGATCGTCTGGCCTCAGGCTCTCTACGAGCTTCCCTACCCACCGCCTACCTGCCCGATCACGGCGGTCTGGGCGTCCGGCTCCTCACCGGCCATGAATTGTATGGTCACGGAGGCTACACCGTGATAGAAGACTTCTTCCGCGATCTGGTCCGGGAACGTCTGGAAGAGCCGGTCTGCGGCTACGTGATCTCGGTCCTGGTCGACTACGTCCGGAACCCTCTCTCCGGTGAGCCCCTCTGCCTCAGGCTGGGGGACATGACGGTCCGCAGGGTATTGGTTCTAAAGGAGATCGGGGATGAGGCTCTCTTCGTCTCGGGCTTCCTGCAGGGACCGGAGCCCAGGTACTACGCCCAGATCGGGGCGACGGCCTACGGGGAACTTTCTACGCGGATCCGGGACCCTCTCTTCCGGGCCATGGCTCAGGATTTTCGCCGGATCCAGGAGGCCCTGGGAGAGGCTCGGAGAGAGTGCCGGCTCCAGGGGCAGGATCACCAGGCGCTCATCGACGACTGGGTCCAGAACAGGTCGGAGAGGGCGTGGAAGCGTTTGGAGGGCCTAGGCCTGGTGATCCGGTCGTAGGCGGCATATTCTTCTACTCCGAATCGTTTCCCGAAATTCTGACCGAAAACCCGAGACGGCAGGTATTTAGACCTGAAGGGCGTCCGCCAATCGGGCGCCAGCACTGTAGGGAGAACATAGAAGATGGCCGAGACGCTCGATACGGCGCACCTCTTGGCGAACAACTACGAGCCGAAGAGGAAGTTCCGGTGGGTTCTGCAGATCGATGGCATCGATGCCTTCGTGATGAAGACCGCCGCGCGCCCGCAACAGACCTTCGAAGAGACGGTCATCGACTTCATCAACACGAAGCGCTACGTCTCGGGCAAGGGCGCCTGGAACCCGATCGCCTGCACGATGCACGACCCGATCGCGCCGTCGGCTTCGCAGAAGATCATGGACTGGGTCCGGCTCAACTACGAGCCGCTCACCGGACGCATGGGCTACGCCTCCTTCTACAAGAAGGACATCAGCCTCAAGCTCCTGGACCCGCAGGGGACCGTGGTCGAGCTCTGGGACATCACGGGCGCCTGGCCGCAGGACGTGAACTTCGGCGACCTCGACTACGCCTCCTCGGACAACGTGGAAGTCAGCTTCAGCCTCCGCTTCGACAACGCGACCCTGCAGTTCTAAAACGAGGGTCTGAACGGCAAGGCATGAGGGCGGTCCTCCGGGGCCGCCCTTTTTTTGTGTACTTCCGCAGAAGTTGTGGTATAATTGATATCACAATGACGATTTCACAGCTGCTTCGCAAGATCAAGAAGGTCAAGGGCGAGATCCAAGAGAACCGCGCGCGGTGCCAGGCCGCGGTGGTCTACGACGAGAAGGAGCCGCCGGCCTTCGACTTCAAGGCCTCGAAGGAGGCCGCCGACAAGGCGATCGCAGAGCTGATCTCTCTCGAGACGGCGCTCAGGCAGGCCAACGCCAAGACGAACATCAAGACGCCGCGGGGGGACATCTCCCTCGCCCAGGCGACGATCATCCTGGCGGAGCTGAAGTCGCACATCGCCTGGCTCCGCACCCTCTCCTCTCAGAACCACGAGAAGAAGAGCGTGGAGTCGGTGGAGTACGACTCGGTCAGCCGGCAGCCGTACAAGGCGACGCACACCTACCTCTGCTCCTTCACGGAGGCGCAGCGCGCGGCCGAGCTGAAGACATCGCAGGAGGAGTTCGACCTCCTGAACGACATCGTCGAGTCGGCGAACCACCGCACTAACGTCAAGTTCTAACGATTTCGGGAGGGGGACGGCTGTACCTCGGGCCGTCCAGACTGGCAACCGCGGATCCGAGGGCGTCCACCTGACGTCCGAGGGGAAGCAACCATACGGCTCGGCGAAAGCCGAATCTATTCAAAACGACGACGACACCGCATCGTAAAGCCGTCAGCGTTCAGGTTACGCAGAGCCAAGCGGGAAGCCTTGAAGACAAAGCACCTAGAGATTAGCACGCCAGTCAACGTCTCAGGGAAACCGTCCCCCTCCCGGAACTTTTTTTTGGGCACAATCCGCAACCAGACACTAACTTATCACATGCTCACGATCGCTTCCCATTAGCACCCGACCGGATCCCCAGCCCCAGATCGCCCAGTACTGCATCGTCCGGGCCGATCTACCGACAAACATCAAGTTCGCCCAGTTCATCCACGCGGCCCGAGAGGGCAGCGAGGGTGTTCCTCTGTCTGCAGGCGAGTACGCCATCGCCCTCCAGACGACCCCGCTGATCAGCCTCGAGGACATCTCGAAGCGCCTGATCGCGGCCAAGATCAAACACAAGAGAATCTACGAGAGCGACCCGCCGTACAACGGGCAGTTCATGTCCATCGGCTGTGCTCCGTGCGAGAGGGAGAAAATCCGGAGGCTCCTCAGTGACCTCCCGAGTGCGAAGTAGCTATGTAAAGGGTGGGTCGTCTAAGTAGGACACCGAAAGGGATGCTGGTTCGAGCCCAGCCCCACCCACAACTTGGTCGCGTAGCTCAGAGGCAGAGCAGCCAGCGTAATGAACTGGCAGGCCGAGGGTTCGATCCCCTCCGCGATCACCGTGCCCCGGTAGCTCAGAGAAAGAGCATCCGGCATTTAACCGGAAGGTCGGTGGTTCAAATCCATCCCGGGGCTCCAGTTTGCGTCCGTAGCTCAGAGAAGAGCGCCGAGGAGTAATGACCCCGGAGGTCGGAGGCTCGAACCCTCCCGGACGCGCCATGCAGGCCTCGTCATCCAAGTGGTGGCGGGGCCTTCTTCTTTTCCTGCCTATCGAGACCTTGAGAAAACCAGTCCCAGATTCTACTTATCCTCGCTAACCCCATTTCCGAAAGGAGTTTTCTATGTCCGAAGAGCAACGCATCACGCTGGGAGCGCCGACCCAGGTCCTCGAAGACGGTCCGAAGCCCGGAGAGCCCGGCTACGTCCCGCCCGTCGACATGGTCCCTCTCCCCTCGGCCGGCAAGATCTACCCGGTCGACTCTCCCCTCTTCCAGGCGGAGGGTGTCGAGATCCGGAGCATGACCGCCCGGGACGAGGACATCCTCTCCAGCCGCGCCCTCCTCAAGACCGGTAAGGCCCTCTCGAGCCTCATCCAGGCCTGCGTGGTGAACAAGGCGATCGACACGGAGGAGATGGTGGCCGGCGACCGCAACGCCCTCCTCGTCGCCATCCGCATCACGGGCTACGGCCAGGAGTACAAGGTCGAGGTCCAGTGCCAGAACGAGGAGTGTGGCCAGAAGTTCTACCACACCTTCGACCTCAGCAAGCTCGAGATCAAGCGTCTCGGCGCGGAGCCGGTCGCCCCCGGACGGAACGAGTTCGTGTACGAGCTCCCCGTCAGCAAGAAGAAGGTCACCTTCAAGCTGATGACGGGCAAGGATGAGCGGGACATGACGGTCATGCAGGAGCGTCTCCGCAAGGCCCTCGGCGTCCAGGGACAGGACAACCCTGTCACCGGTCGGCTCTTCTTCCAGGTCCTGCAGGTGGGCGACGAGAAGGACCGCAACAAGATCCAGAAGATCATCAACACGATGCCGGCGCAGGACAGCCGCAAGCTGCGCAAGTACATCGACGACATCGCCCCCGGTGTGAAGATGTCGCAACCGGTCGAGTGCCCGCACTGCGCGGAGACCAAGGAGGTCCCGGTGCCCTTCGGCACCGAGTTCTTTTGGCCTGAATCCTGATGCGACCGGCGCCTACAAGGAGGTCGTCTGGGAGGAGATCTTCTCGTTGGTGCAGCACTGTCGTATCGACTTCACCGAGGCATGGGACATGCCGGTGTTCATGAGACACTGGTGGTTCGAGCGGGTCGAGAAGATGAGAGAGGAGATCAAGAGGGCGACGAACCCGCAGGGAGCCGGCCACACCGATCCGTTCGGTCGTAGCCACGGCAAGTGAGGATTCTATAGTTGGCAAGGATACCCGGTCTTGACGATCTGAAGGACCAGCAGGCACGGCTTGATGACATCGCCACCAAGCTCGATCGCATCGTCGCGTCCACCGGAAAGTACAAGGACGACATCCACAACACCAACGAGGAGTACAAGGACCTCACCCGTACCCTCGACGACCAGATCCAGAAGCTCCAGAACGTCAAGGCCCAGGGCGGCATCATCGACCAGAAGGATCTCGACCTCGCGAACAAGTACGTGAGGGACATGGAGAAGCTGGCCGAGAAGGCCAACAAGCTCGTTGGCATCACCAACAAGCTCTCGGACGGTTTCGACAAGCTCGGCAAGGGCCTCATCAAGATCTGGGGATCTGGCGCCGCCAAGGGCATCGACCTCCTCATCGACGGTATCCAGCGGGTGTACGACCTGGAGGAGCGTTGGGCCAAGGTCACCGGTGAGGTGAACCAGAAGCTCGGCAAGCTCTCCCCCGGTATCAGGACGTTCTGGAAGGAGTCCCGTCAGGCGGAATCGGCCATCCGCGGTCTCGGCGGTGAGCTCGGAGAAGGCACCAAGCTGTTCGCAGACTTCGTCCAGGGCTACGCCAAGATGGACGTCAAGGGGCTGGCCAAGGTCAGTGTCCAGCTCGCCCAGGGATTCGACCTGGGCGGGGAGTCCGCCGGCAAGTTCGTCCGTTCCCTCGACAACCTCGGCTTCGACGAAAGGAAGAAGGAGGTCTCCGGCTTCATGAAGGAGATCGTCGTCGGGGCCGACACCGCCGGGGTCTCGGTCAACGCCCTCGCCAAGGACTTCTCCGAGTCAGCCAACTTCGTCACCCGGTTCGGCAAGGAGGGCGCCAAGGCCCTCGTCAAGTCGGCGGCCTACCTGAAGAGCTTCAACATCTCGCTCAAGGACACCGAGCGGATGATGGACAAGTTCGACAGCTTCGAGGACGCGGCCACCAGCATCGGCAAGTTCAACGCCGTCTTCGGGACCTCGGTCAACGCCCTGAACCTGATGCTCGAGCAGGACCCGGCCAAGCGGTTCGAACAGATCCGCGGGTCGCTCCTCGACCAGGGCAAGGACTGGGAGCACCTCAGCATCCAGGAGAGGAAGGTCGTCGCCCAGACGCTCGACCTTTCAGAGGAGCAGAGTGCCGCCCTCCTCAAGGCGGCGGACGCCGGGAAGTCCTACCAGGACTTCATGAAGGAGGACGCCAAGAACAAGAAGCGTTCGATCGACGCCGACAAGATGATGAAGACCCAGCTCCAGGCGACGGCGAAGACGCTGTACAACTTCGGAGCCGCGGCCGACCGCATCACCGTCTCCATCGCCAACGCGATCAAGCCGTTCACGGACCTGCTCGGTCTGACGAAGTCCGGCGACAAGGAGTGGAAGTCCTTCGGTCAGATCATGGAGTCGATCACCAAGAAGATCATCGACTTCTTCAACGCCCTCGGGAAAAATCAGGACTTCCAGAACTTCCTGAAGACAGGCGCGAAGTTCGTGAAGGAGGTGGCGGCCAAGATCGCCGACTACTTCGCTCCGGACAAGATCGGTCGCCACATCCAGCAGCTCATCGAGCACCTGAAGACCTTCGCCAAGGTCTCGGCCAGCATCGTCGGGATCTGGGGTCTCTTCAAGATGGGCCAGGGCGTCGCCGGCGGCATCAAGCTGTTCAAGGAGGCCAGGAGCCTCATGGGCATCGGCAAGACCATCGCCGAGGCCAAGAACGGCATCGGCGGAGCCATGAACATGGCGCCGGCCGGGAAGGCCGGCATGGGCGCCATGGGGAAGATGGGGATCGGCGCTGCGGCTGGCGGCCTCGCCGGCGCGGGCGTCGGTTCTCTCTTCGGAGCAACCGCCGGCGGCGGCATCGGTGGCGGCATCGGTGGTGCGATCGGCTCGATCTTCGGTCCCATCGGTGGGATGATCGGCACGACCCTCGGCACCGCCATTGGCATCGGCGTCCAGAAGCTCATGGAGACGCCCGAGTCCAAGGAGTTGGCGGCGTCCATGAAGCGCCTGTCCAAGGCCCAGGATGATCTGGAGGCGTCCGAGGCGCAGCTCGACCTGCAGCGTCTGAAGAACTCCCAGCTGAAGGAGAAGCACGACCGCCAGGACGAGGCGATGAACAAGGTGATCCGCTCCGGCAAGAAGGGGCAGATCCAGCTCAGCGTCGAGGAGCAGCAGTCCATCCAGGAGCGCCTGAAGGACTACCAGACTCTCGGCATCCAGACCAACCTCAGCGCCGACACCCTGAAGAAGCTCGGTGACCCGTCCGCCGGTCCGATCAAGCTCAGCGCCGACCAGCTCCAGAACCTGAAGAAGGCGGGCGACCAGTACCAGGCGACGATCAGCCAGCTGGACACCGAGTCGAAGAAGTACCTCGACAACCTGTTCCAGACGAACGAGCTCGATCTCGCCAAGAAGCAGGCCGACGCCGCCAAGGAGCAGCTCGAGGCGCAGATCAAGCTGGCAGAGATCCAGAAGAAGCAGGCCGACGAGACGCTCTCCTGGACCGACTCTTTCAAGGGTTCGGCGGCGGCTTTTGCCGACACGTTCGGTACCCTGAACGACCGGGGCAAGAAGTGGCAGGACGAGGCCGCGGCCAAGAAGTACGCGGCCGACCAGGCCGACGCGCGGCTGCAGCGGCTGCAGGCCCAACGGAACGACGTCGAGACGAAGGCTCTCGGGCTTCAGGTCGAGC